GTCTTTAAGTGAGCGGATTGCATCAACCGCATTTCCGCTCTGCTCCATATACTCAAAATAGGCTTTGAGAAACGCAACAAACTGCGGTCCTTCCTCTCGAACGAACCCAGGAAACTGCGATTCGATCTGAGAAGATATCTTCTTGAAAATATCGTCTGCGCCTACAATGTTAGCCATTAGAAGTTATACAGCCTAATTGATGGAGTTTGGATCGTAGCAGTTTGACCAATCGTATCAATGTTTGAAGCAGTTGCTACAGTTTGATTTGTTTTATCATTTACGATATCAATTCGAGTCTGTGAGATCAACAGAATCTGATTACGAACAGGTGTAATGTTTGGTGAATATGGCGACACGAATACAGAAATTCCAGATCCACTATATGCAGAAGCAGAGAACGAATTGATATTGACGATACCGTTTTCGTAATCAATCGTTCCTGCATTGTAATTAGTATAGATTCGACCAAGTCGTCCAGCAAGCGAACGATAGTAAACTCTTAGAGTGCCAAATCCGTTATCATCAAAGAACGATTCATTCGTTCCGTATGTGAAAGATGAAGAGGTAACAGCGCCATATCCTGGATGGCGTGATACACCACTAATCAGTTCAGCAGGTCCAAGTTTCTGTAGAGCTGTATTGAACGTGATTGTATGATTGCTTGCTACTGTAGTAGACGGAACAAACATTTTTCTTAAACGAATGTTCGCATTCGTCGTTCTGATTGAGTCGTCAGTTCCATCAAGCCAATCAAGGAAACGTGAGTATCTAAAGCTCTTATTGAAGTTAGATAGATTGTTAGTCTCGAACGAAATTACTCGTGCGGCAACTGCGCTTGCTAGTTCGCCAGGAGTTAAATTCGTAGCAGACGCGTCGTAACGAACTGTAACTTCAGGAACGATGTAAAGATAAGAAGGATCAACCATCTCAACATCAATCGACTGAACGTTATATTTTTTGATGTCAGCAATGATCTCAGCTTTTCTATTCAGAGAAAACACTGTGCTGTTTCTGGGTTTGGCTGCTACGAATACTTTGCCGTAGATTGGTGGATCGTTTTCTTCACCACCCCAAACGCTGATAGCTTGAATATCAGGATTTTGTTTAAGAACAATTCGTTCGTAGTCTTGTGATGTTACCGTGCGGTTTTGAGTTTCGTATGCGCGAGGAGCATTCAATCGAAGCGACTCGATAGATTCAATTTCTGCGCCACCTGAAGCACGTCCAACAGGAACGATCGTAATATCACTCTGACCATCAATAGTCGTGTTGGAAAGCGAGAACGAATTAGCGCCGTTAGGTGCTATTCCATTACATACACGATAGTTCACTGTTACGATGGATGCAGTTGCTGGCAGTTTACCTAGAACGCCGTCACCGAATGAGATCTTATACTTCTTTTGTCTATCAGCTTCAATAAAGAATATCTGAGATGAAGAGTTGCTTGTCATCAGATCGTCAGCAGGAACGTATGTCTGAACGTTGCCGCTAGTTGTAACCGAAACTGTAATGCTTGTAGTGTCTACGTTCTCGTTTGGCAAAACAAACGATGTGTTTGATGTTCTATTAAACACATAACGATGTGTTAGAGGAATGCCTTCTTTGATATTGACATAGTCAGCAAATCCACCTGATGAGTTTGCTGTAATCGTATATGTTTGAGGGGTTACGAATGTATATGACGTGCCGTTTACAGTTGCTGTGAACTGTGTGTTTTTAGGAACACGAATAGAACGGAAAGTGTTGTTGGCTATACTTGATGTAAAAATCAGCTGCACATTAGCAGTTGAACCGCGAGCAGATGTAGGAAAATATCCTAGCGTCTTTGCGTGCGAAACAACGCTGTCATACTGCTGAGCTGTATCAAGGAAACTTTCATTCGTAGCCATATTAGCATAGAATGCGTTCATGTATGTGTTATATGCTAGAAGATCTAGAAGAGTTCCGAGCGCAGAGTCGTTGAAGTCGTAATCCGTGAACTCAGGCTTCGACGCAATATAGGTGCGCAAGTTGGCACGAATAGTATCGAAGTCTAATCCTGTAACGACGAGATCAGTATTTGTAGCCATTAGCGAACCCTATTAAGACTGATATCTAATTGGATATCATTGAGTGTAACTGCGTTACGGAATCGAATCGTGATGAACATCTCGTTAGTGTCTGAGCTTTCTCTAACGTTAACAGAATAAGTGTCGAGCAGTGCTCTAGGCTCATATGTTTCTATAGCGTTAACGATCAGGTTCTCGAAGTCCGACTTCGTAAATGAAGTATAGAGATCAAACAAACGCGAACGAATATTACCGCCAAACTCTGGACGAAACGGGCGCTCGAAGTGATCTGTAAGGATCAGGTTCTTGATAGCCTGCTTTAGAGCTTCGTCATCCTTTTTCATCAAGACCTTGCCGTTAGTCGGATGACGTCTGAACTGCAGATCGAAATCACGATGGATGATCTTTCTTACGAGTGGTGGTAGAGGTCTTTTTTTCATTTCTTTCCCTTTTTGTTATTTATTCGAAAAAAAGACTTGACAATCGTTAGATTGGCTATTATAATAGAATTTGTATTCAGGCGGTTGTAGTGGCTGTATTAGCCTTAGCCGCTGCGGCTGCATCATCCTCTTCAACAATAACTAAGGCTTCAATCACACTGGTTGTTGGCTTGATTCGTGGATACTTCTTAATGAGTTCAGGATAGCTGTATCTAGTTAGCTTGCTATAATCAACCATTCCTAGAAGTTCTTTAGTTTCGTTCTCGATCTTAGAACTAATTTCAAGCCTACGTTTTTCCGTCAGCTGTTTAGTTGTATCACGACCGTATCCACCAGAACCCCAGTTGACTGTATTAGCGTTTCCGTTCAGTTTCTGATTGTATGACGTCTTAGCTGGAGATTCCGCACTCAGATTAGTTTGAGGAGCAATCGTCGATTTGATACCCATGAACTGTGACATCGGTTGATTCAACGTAGCCATAGCAGAACCAGCAGCTGACTCAGCGAACAGGTTCTTCATTTGAACAGGCGGTTTCGGTTTAGGAGGATTCGCAGTCTTAATCGCTTTCATTGCATCCATAACTGGTGTGACGCCAGGAATAGGAAGCATCTTGATAGCACCAGCTGCAAGATTCATATTTGGAACCATGCTCTTGATATTGAAACCTGCTCCTCCAAGCGCACCACCGATAGCACCTGCGATCATGTTCGATGCTAGTTTGTTTACATTTATCATTGGGAACTGACGTGAAATCAAAGCTGCTTGAGCTGCGAATGCTACAGGATTACTTGCAAGTTTAGCCATGTTAGCGACTTGACTTTGCAGATTTACAGTTTGAGCGATAGCTCCTACGCCTGGAATATCTGATAAGAAATTACCTTTCACTGCAGAAAAGATTAGCGAAGCAGGACCTTTGACTGCCGTGTTCATAAGAGTTTTAACAGAAGCAATTTGATTTACGATATCTGCTGCTCCAGCTGCTTTGAATGGAAGCTGTTTAACGACACCACCGATAACACCTTTAACTGCTTGAACAGGACCATCTAAACCAGCAGGGAGAAAATTACCAGCGACTCCAGACAAAGCACCAGCAATACCTCCACCTAAAGCGCCTCCGATAGCACCTCCACCCAAAGCACCACTGACCGCACTTCCTGCAATACCAGCTAAACTACTTCCACCCAATGCAGCATTTACCGCACCAGCAGCTGCTCCACCTAATAGAGCACCTTTGATAGCATTATCCATCTGAGCTTTTGTAGTATAAGTTGGTCCACAGAATGGATCATTCATGGCTGCTAATGCGCCATACATCGCTTCACCAAGCGCGCCACCAAGAACACCGTCAAGATTTCCTGTAAGAGCTGCAGAGATACTAGGATCTAGTTGAAACGTCGGAGGAACGAATCCTAGCGGATCGCTCATCATCATAGACACGTTTCTTGTATCAACTAGATCAGGGAATGCGCGTGACAAATCATCTAACTGATCGTTGATAACATCAAGACCAGTATATGTGTATTGCTTACCACAAAAGACATACTTGTCTCCTGGCATAGCATTTGGATATCGCATTCTTAGTCTAGTATCAATTTGTAACTGATCCATAACTTACCTTAAATTCTTACAGGTGTAATCGGTTTGATTGGTTGATTTACTGGTTCTTCTTTCTTTTCATCAGACATAATTAATCTCCTTATTTTTATGATGGATAAAATCCACCTATGCCAGCGATAAGTCCAGCAGTATCGATCTTAGAACCATCATCCGTTTCAACGAGTAGTTTACCACCAGCGCCAATACGAACGTCGTGATCTTTTGAAAATATACCAGCTTTATATCCCTCAGCAAGCACAAGAGTTCCGCCCGAGCCACTACTTTTGACTTCAACATAATAGTCATCTCGTATGAATGTTCCAGTAACAGCTTTCGTCTGAATTTGTGTTTGAGATTGCAACTTCATGATATCAGCAGAAGCGATACCAATTTGACCACCAGATCCAAAACCCATACCAGTCGTTGCTATAACTTGATGTTCACCGCCTGTTAAAGTTGCGTTATCCTTTGCAACAATTTGAGTATTATCACCACCAATCGTTTGGTTATTATCTAAACCGATCGACTGAGTGTTATTTCCGCCGGTAATTTCTTCGCGATCCTGAGATGTTCTATGAGACGTTTTGCCGTTGACCTGAACGCGCTGATCACCACCGAACTCCATCACGTTCTTACCAGAAGCTTTCACGCGGAAATCACCGTGCGTCACGATTTCATAATCGCCTTTGACTTCCTGCTTCATATTACCAGTGATGTGCATAATGACATCGCCGTTCACTGATAGATTAAAGTTGCCTGTAATCTTTTCGTCTTTGCCTTGATTAAGGAACTCTTGGGTCTTACCCTGAACTTTAGAAATACGAGCGCCATCGTCCATGATTTCAATGAACGTTCCTGACGCATGATAAACGTGAATGCGTCTATCGCCAGGAGTATTGTCAATCTCGATCATATGACCAGCTTCGGTCTTGATCGTATGATTTCCTAGATACTGCGACTTCTTGCCGCCTGGTTCTGTTTCATTTACCTTAGCCATGATTTACCTTATCCGAATGGTGATGAAGGAGTGACGTTTGTATCTCCTGGATTATTTGCAATTAGAGCAGCAGCTTCGTCTGGTGCATTTTGCAAACTATTTACCGCTCCTACATCGTCGCGCGCCTGATCTAATGAAGCCAGCTCCCAGTCCATTCCGTTTGGACCCTGACCTTTATTAGGATCAACTGAGTCAAATCTTACGACCTTAGGCGGCAATGGTGCGCTATCTACAGTTTTCTTACGGCTCTTTACTGCTGTTTCTTCTTCACGTTCTTCATTACCAGAAGCAATAAGAGACGTCGACGACTGATCATCTAAAACTGGATGCACAGAAGGAACAGGTGAAATACCATTCTGTCCGCCAAATAAAAGATTCAATGAGTTCATAAGCAGATTGAGTCTTGAATATCGCTGACGCATATTATATGCTTGCTGACCAACTGAAGGTCTAGGTGGTGCAATAATAATTAGCTCTTGACTCGAATCGTCAGATGCTATAATTCGATTTGTGCTGATATCATATACGATAGCTTCAACTTCATATGTGCCAGGATAAAGCGGCGAATCGAAATGCAGCTTCCATTGCTTAGGATTCTTAGTTTCGTCAATACCAAGATTGCCTTCGAAGAGTCGATACGGGACATAGTTCACATACACTTCAATAGACTCTTTAGGATTGCCCTTAGAATCAAAACGCTCAAAGTCAACCGTTCCCGTCAGGATCGGAGTTGTATTAGACGTTGATAATTTATTTACAGTGATCTTTGCCATTATGCCTTACCAGATCCTGGCGCACTAGGTTGTGCATCATTTTTCTGTTGAATATGCGGTAACACACCAAACACGATAGGATACTGACCAGCGTCACCGTCTAGGAAAAATCCAAGCACCTTTGAATTCTCTACGATACCAGTAGGACTATGACCTATTCCGCTGATAGTCGCAGAGGTTGTTGGCATCAAAACATAACACCACGGAAGCTCTTTAGTTGGTAGCTTTCCCTTATCTTCTGTGTGATGACCTTTGATCCTGACCTTGATACGACCGAGTTTCAGTTCATCCTTAACGCCAGAAAACTGTCCTGTGCCTCGGTCCTCTACGATACCGATCCACCACTTCATACCTTCCTGACCCATCACTGTGCCGAAATCAGCCATTATGCTACTCCAGAATTGCCGCTAGATGCTCTCTTCGAGTCACTCTTGCATTGTATAATTGTTTCGTATTTCATATCTTTATCGTCGCGATATGTAATATGTCTTACGGCTGTAACCAAATAATCACCTGAGCGTTTATCTAACTCATTAGACTCTTGGTTAGCAGGAATACGCAGAGTAATTTTTATTCCTGGCTTATATTTCGTATCGCCAGGAACACGAACGTTCATCACTAGATTATCTAGTTGATTTGCAGCCGAGCTTTTAGCACCGTGCTCAGGTAGTGTTCTTTTTTGCTGTTTGATTGTAGGATCGCGTGAGTCTCTGAACTTACTTTTCGAAAAACCAGGAGCGACTACGAAATTGAATCGTTGACCGCGAGCAGATTGCTCCTGACCTGTAACTGGACTACGACCTGTATGAGTCGTATCACCAGCTCCATCGCGCTTAGAACCACCACCAATTACGCCAGTCGTAGGATCATAGAAATACCAGTGATCAGAATTAGAACCGTTGAATGTTGAGTCTAGCTGATTCGTATCAGTTTGCTGGTCAAACGCGATAATCTTTTTATTTGGATCACCGCCTGCTTTACCGATATTCTGAGTAGAATACGAAAGAGTTTCTATCGAGCTTCCCTGAAGCATTTTATCAATCGTCTTGAAATGATATCCATCGCGATCCTGATAATAAACATAGTTCGATGCTTTGGCTTCTGCTGACTTACCTTCTTTAGCTGCCCAGCGAAGAACAGCGATAGGACTACGACCAGTTCCTGTATATGCCGACTGACCTTCTGTAGACTCGGTCGTGACTAAGCTCGTCTTGAGCGTAGTAGCACTTTTGATATATTCATCATGAACGTCTTTTACAATCTCATCTATCTTTTTACCCTGATACGACTTCACGATTTCTTTTGAGTTATTATCAATGAATTCGCTAGGCACGCAGTTGATCATATATGCGTCGAGATTTTCCTTCGCGCGAACACGATCACCGATTTTAGCGGTCTTGAACTTCATTTTGATTGATTCGCCAACGCGATTACTGAACGCAATCAATACGTCTTCGCCGCCATCTTTCTTTAGTTTCTGATAGAAACCAGATGCGTCGTTGATCGTGATAGTGCATGATGTTGCTGGAGATAAGATATTTTCGAAATACTCAATAGTAGAAACGAGGTTTCGAATATCAGTTTCTCCAATAGAACACTGGATTAGATTGCCACCGCCTACATTACTCATCTAATGGTCACGCCTTCATCGAAGATATAAGGATGTTGTTCTCGAATTAGATATGTATAGTTCAAGTCGATAAGATAAATGTGACGATTGTCTTCGTTTTTATTCTTTTCGTAATCGTAAATAGAAATTGATCTGCGACTACCTGCTGGAAGAGTAGCATAAGTCGTATAGTCAACAATCAGCGTTTTTTCTGGTAATATTCTCTGAATACCGCTT